CTCCAGCGGTCCCGAGTGCGCGGGACGCCCTGGTATACAGGCCGGCAAGATCGGCCTCGATCTCGTTCACGGCGGCGCGGAGGGCCTGGGCGAACCGATCGCGGGTTATCTCGCGGTAACGGCCACTGGTCAACAGGCCCTGGGTTTCCTCGCCGGTGATGCGGACAGGGAAAGCGCGGGACTTGCTGATCGACATGTCGCCGTAGTTGATGGTCTGGTCGCCGGTATCTTTCTGCGCGCCGGCGACGATATCCTCACCGGCTACGGCGGGAACGATGGGGTACCGGACGGTCTGGTCTTTGGCCGCACGGGCCGCCGAGCTGTCGCGGTACACGGAGGGCACGAATCCGACGAGCTCGCGCCCGACGATATCCATCGCCTCATAAAGCGTGGGTATTAACCCGGTAAGGACGTTAGCCATGATGGCCTCCTAGTCAATCAAACTTACGCCCTGCTTAGATGCTTCCATCCGCTGTTCCGGAGGGAGGGCATCAAACTCGGCGCGGCTCATGGATGATGCGCCAGGAGCAGCACCCCGCCCGGGGTTACTGGACCCGCCGCCAGAGGAAGGGGGCACCGTGACAAAGGCTTTACCCTCGTCGCCCGCCGCCCATTCCTTCGCAAATTCGGATATCGACTTGCGCATTTCCGCGCCAGTCTTGGCGTCTTTCGATAGCACGAATGCCTCGGCCTTCTCTTCGTCGACCTGGACCAGCTCGCGGAGCATGGCCTGGGCCGCCTTGAGGTGCACGGGGTTCTTGATGCCAACGGCCAGCAATTCACTCTGAAGGGCCTGATCGCGTACGAGCTTGGATAGGGTCTGCGACTTTGCGCCGGCCGTATCCTGGGCCACCTTGAGATCGTCGGAAGCCTTTTTAAGGGCTTTCTGCGACTCTCGCTGGGTCTTCTCCAGCTCCGCGCTCAGCTCTGCGATCTTGTCCTCAAGCCCGGAAACGTCGTCGACGGTTTTCCCTTCCGCCTTTTTTTCCAGTCGCTTGATCGTCGCATAGTCGCGCGAGGCGATCGGCTCCATCTGGTCCACTAGGCCTTCCAGGACGGACTTGTCCGCCTTGTCGCCCTTGTCCCACTCGTCGCGGAACTTCTGGATCATCTCCTTCAGGTTCATGCTGCTCTCCTTCGCGATTCCGTCGCGCCGGTCATTGTGCGTTTGAGTCGCACCCCTCGCTGCGAGGTTCCGCCTCGTACGGACTGAAAAACAAAAAGGGCGCACCAATCGCGCCGGGGATGTTTCTCCCGGTGGGATTAGTGCGCCCTCTTGTTATCGAGTAAGCGTTTTCGGGGCAGAGTCGCCCCTACATACTGTCTAGCTCTAAGTGTATCGCGCTCTTATGTTTGTTGCAAGCCTTTTTGCAAAGTTATTTTGTCATTGCGGATTGTGCGCACAAGTTGCATTTTTCCGCTCGCAATGTGTATTTCGATGCTGCCCGACACCTTGTCGCGCGCAAATTCGCATAAGCGTTTTTCAATCAGCGTTATGCATTTTTGATCGTCGTTCGTCATGCCGCACCCTGGCGCTTGGCCATAAGCTCTTTCAGCGTGTAGGGTTTTCCGTCTGGAGATACCATGCCCCGCAACTTGATACCCCGCTCGTACATGCTTGCACGCGCTGGCCCGAGGAGCTCAATGCGTCGGGCCCTGCTCGCCTTTGCGATGCGATCGGCGTAGGTTTCGTATTCCGGCACCAGCCCGTCCATGCTCGCGCGTGATCCTGGCGGTAGCTCATCGGCATCGATACCGAGTTCCCGCCAAGACTTGAGCACCGGGAGGTATAAGCATCGGCAACTCGGATGCAAAGGCAACGCTGGCCTGGGGTCATCAAGGCCGTACTCGCGGCCATCCATCGCGCCACAAGCTAGGCACGTGTCACCGTCAAGCGTTGCGATGTGCTGATAGCCTTTGATGATGTCCTGGTTCTCCCCGTACAAGGCCTCGCGCGCCGCGTTGGATACGTGCATGATGGCCGTGCGAGCAAAGGCCTTGGCTTGCCTTGTGGACACGTCCTCCATGGCTCCGCCCTCGTAGACGCCCGGGACGTACACGCGGCGCCCATCCGGTCCCTTGCGCCAGGAGGCGCGTCGGATTGTCGTGCCTCGTAGTCTACGCACCATCTGGTCCAGTGTGTCGCCTGATGCCATACCGGCCTGTATCGCCTCGATGACAGCCCGCCTGGTGTTAAACGACAGCGCCTCCATGAGGCTATCTAGCGTCGAGCCGGACGCGGCTGGCAGGGCAGCGATAGACGCCCACAGCGTTGCGGAGGCCGGCGTGGTGACCGATACCCCGGCCATGACGTGCCCAAGATGCTCCTGCGCATACGCCAGCTCATCATCAAGCAATGACTGCAGCTCCGGCGTTAGTTCGCCGCTGAGCTTGCTTATGGCCTGGGTGTAGATGGCATCTATGTCCGTGCTCATCTGCGCCAGCCATTCGCGCGTCCATTCGCCCTGCGTGGCCGCCAGCTTTCCGAGAACGCTCTCATGGGCGGCTTCGAGGATAGGCAAGATCCGTTTGAGCTGGCTCTGCTCAAAACGCTCCAGGTAGTCACCGTGCGAAAGCAAGAGTTTCAGGAGGCGCGAGGCCGCGTTCATTCAGTCCGCCCTCCCTGCGCCATCGCCTTCGCTGTGGCGGCCAAGGCCGCGTCGGCTGATTCATCTTTGCGCCGCTGGTCATCCTCAGCCTCGGCCGCGTGCTCCTCGTAGTCCTTATCGTGCTTTATGATCTCGCCAGCTTTTAGCGCGTCGAAAAGCTCTGTGTCGGTGAGCGCTCCGTTCATCCAGGACGACACAATCGCCGTAAGTTCTTGCGCGCTCATAGGCTGCGGGAAGTAATCGGTGTTGATGTCGTATCCGACCGCGCCTGATATATTCGCGAATCGCGCCATGAACTCAAGTGCTTTTTTGATCGCCCGCGATACTGCGTTCGCCCTGGTTGCCAGTACGGAGTTCTCGCCGGCGCGATGTATAGCCGCGGTCTCTGCCGCTTCTACCTGTCGCTTGTCCGGGGCTAGAATACGAGCGCCAAGAATTGCCATATACGTTTCTTTTCGGTCAAGGACCGCGCCAAGGCCCTCCTCCATTTCGGCCTGGAGCATCTTGGCGTCTCCGCCAAGACCTAAGTTTATACCTGATGCGGACCCAAGCTTAACTTCAGCTACCGGCTGACCGTCCGGGGACACGATGTCGCCAATAAAAACCGGGGTCGGTACGCTTGCCCAGTGCGCGGAATTCTCGTAGTCCGCCACGGTTCGGTAGTGCGACAGGTTCATCGACACAAGATCATCGAGTGGCGATTTTTCAACCTGCACACCTGAGGTAAAGACAAACGGTATTTCATCCGCTGGCTTGCCAGCCATAAATAGCGCGACGGGCGGCTCCTCGATGGCCCAGCCATCCTTGCCGTTTCGATACGTCTCAACGGTTGCGCCTTCGGGAGTGAGTCGGTATACGCGAATACGGTCCACGGGTTGCATGACCCACGGATCGTCTGGCTTAGGTTCCTCGCTACGATGTGCAAGCTTCAGGAACACCAGCGTAGTGCGGTTGTTCGCCCTGCCCTCGCGCCAGTCAAGGATTGACTCGGCCGGATAATACACCAGATACGGCCGCAGGCCCTCGGCCCTCGTCTCATCGTCGGTGCGCTCCCGTAGCTCGGCCCTCGGATACTCGGCCAGGATGCCACCACGACCAACGGCAATGTCATCGCTGGCGGCACGCTGGACTAACTTCTCAAGCGGAGTACCGGCTAAGTCTATGTCGAGCTACCAATCCTTGATCTGCCCAGGCAGTTCAGCGGCTGGCGTCTTGCGGAACTGCATGCCAGTCAAGCCGTCATGCGTTCGAGCCGTCGCGTTGAAAAACGATGCGCGCTTGAGGTACGCCTGGTATTCCACATCCGTCTGCGCGCCGATGCGCGGGAGGTACTTTTCGCCTGCGGCTTTGACTGCATCTTCTCCGGCAAGTACGTCGCGATTCCGCTTCCAGCGCTCCAGAGCTTTTAGGTAGTCCGGGTGCTTAGTGTCTACGGGCATGGTTATACTCCTGTTATCTTGACGCGTCGTGCGTCGCGCTTCGCGGCCGTTACTCTGTATCTTGCATCGTCGTACGCATGGTCTTCGGCTTTGGTGTCAACATCGTCTGGGTTGCGCTCGTCTCTAGGTAGCACGGGCACAGTCCTGATGAACCCTTGCGTGCATGTGTCGAAGATATAAAGCCCTGGATCCTCGGGACGATCAGCCAGAGCCGCCTTCAACATTCTGCGCATAACCTCAAGGCCATTCTTACGTGAGCCCGGACTTTTATCGGCTGGAACGAAAAGGCCACGGCGTCCGTAGCCTTTTTCGATTCCCTTGGCTATCGAGTCCTTGCCAGGGTCGGCGTCAAAGATCGACCCGTCCGCCGGACCAGCAAGGATTGGCTGGGTGAAATTCAGCGCCTTCTTGAGTGTGTCCTCAAGGTCTTTGATTCCTCGGCCCACCTCAACGTCTTCGATGCGCGCGCCTTCGTTCGGCTGTCCGTTCCACCCGTACCATTCGCCGATGCGGAATAGTGTTCCGCGCGGGAAATGCTTTTCGCGGCCGTCGCGGAGTTTTGCCGGAGTGCCGTCTGTCTCTGCCCACCAGCCGACGCTAAACGGATGAGAGGATCCCCAGTCGAAAGACCTATCGATGCGCCATGACGACGGGATATTAAACGGCTTGACCACGTGCTTGTCTCGCTGCCATACGTCATCAAGGGCTCCGCCGGCCACGATGTCCCAGTCACCTAGGCGCATAGCGCGGACCAACGCGGCATTGCCAAGGCCCTCAAGGCGGTCTTCGTAAGCCGGATCAGACTCGACTAGCTTCGGATTATCTTCGAGCCTCGCCGGGACGTACACTCGGATCATGCCGCCGTCGTTTTTTGGCATCCGGTGCAATCCAGGCCCACGGTCAACCCATCCTGCTTTTACCCAGTTATGCCCTATGCCGCCAGGGTTGGCCCCGTTGAGGACGCGTGGGAATAAATCCCATTCGTTCACTCGGCCGTCCTGGCCGGGGTGCCCGGCGCGGAACTGGTCGGGCAGCGTGATACCGACCATGCGGAGGCGTCCGCGAAGATACGTATACATGTCTTTTGGCCACTGCGTGAGCTCGTCGATCATGAGGACGTGGATCTCCGCGCCCTGGTACGACAGCACGTCCTTCGGATACTGGCAATGCCGAAGGTAAATCTTCGAGCCGTTGCGAAAGCGAATCTCTTTGTCGACGATGCGGCATATTCCGGACTGCGAGAATTCGGCAAGTATCTGCGGAAACCCCGTCGGTCCCTCCATGTGGTTTTGCCAAAGGTCAGGATACGTGCGCCGGAAGATATAGACTTGTAACCCTGGAATAGCTAAG